TTGCAGCTTGAGCGCCACGTTGTGTTCCTGCTATATCCGCCTGACGTTGGGCTTCACGTTGTTGAATGTCCACCACTTTTTGCATGTAGGGTGACATGTATGCACCAGCAGTGCCTGTATCTGTAAAACTTTTAGTTGCTACTTTATCAGCGCCCCCCATTTGAGCCGCGTTAATTGTTCCCGCATTGACGTTTTGCGCTGCAACATTTGCAGGCCCGGTCATTTGATAGTTTTGTAAAGTTGGTGCTGCAACTTTTGTGTAATCAAAACTTGACGGGGTATATTTAGTTGCCCCCGCTAATTGGGCCAGCCCTTGTAAACCTGTGGCGGCTCCTGTGGAGTATGGGTTGTACCCAAGTTTGGCAGCTTGATCAAACGCGCCAGTTCCTGCTTTGTTAGTTTGTAAATCGTTAAATAATGCGGTTCTTTCGCCCGGATATTTTTCATAGGGTTTAAGACCTAAAGGGGTTGGCTGAGCGCCAGCAGTTCCAGCGGGGACAATTGCACCGCTTGCGTTCCGATAAACCATCGTACTGCCGGGGGTTCCCTGTGGGACAATTTTGCCGCTTGCGTCCTGATATTCGTAGTTATAGAGAGCGCCGCCGGTCATGCCCAGCATGGTCTGGGCGTAAGGGGCAATCTCTGGCGCAAAGCCGGTTTGATACTGGGTGATTTGTGTTGGATCTGCCATGACTGTTCCTTAAGCGGGAAGATACTTATCTGTTTTAGTGTTTGCGGCTACCTTGCCTTTGCCAACGGTTTTCCTACGCGCTGCCTGAATCCTGTCCATCATTGCATACAACTTACGTGCGCCAGCTTCGGTGGATCCGTTACCAATTTCAGAAACAATACGTGCGGGTACTACAAACTCACCATCAGCTAAACGTGCAGGCTGGTTTTTGCCAATCATTGCAGGGATAGAGTCGGACACGCCATCACCGGGGCCGCGCAGTAATCTGCCGCCGTCTGAGTAAGAGCCAAGGTCAGATAACCCACCAGTGGCGTAACCTTGCAACATGCCACCACCAGCTTTTTTCTTGGCGTCAAGCTCTTTTACAGCCTCAACCAACAAGCCCACAGTATTGCCGTAGTCCAGCTTGCGCATACCCTTGCCATCTTTGTGGACAACTTCGGGTAATACTTTTTCAACTTGTTGAGCCGCTAAGCCAGCACCGCGTCTGCCATCCATGTCGTAAGTAATGCCATCTAACTTCTTGACTTTGCTGAGTGCGTTGCCAATTGGCTTGATATTGTCTTTCATCCGAACATCTGAGTAGGCCGATCCAGCAGAGCTACCACCGGCAGATGAGCCGCCGCTACCATTGCCAGCGCCGACGCCAGCGCCGCTACCAACACCACCAGAACTACCGGGACCTGCTGCACCTGCCGCGCCAGCATTTCCAGCGCCTACAGAAGCAGCAACACCCGCTTGACCTGTTGCTCCCGCCATACCACCGGGGCCTGTACTTACACCAGTGGATCCAGCATTGCCTGCGGCGGCGTTTGCCGCTCCAATCGCAGCGGCTGCATTTGCGGCTGAAACACCTTGAGCAGAATTAGCGGCGGCGTTAGCGGCGGCGGCATTGGCAAAACCGTCCGCTTGGGCTTGAGCGTCAGGAGACAGGGTATCCATATTCACAACATCAGCAAGAGCTTCGTTTGGTTGTTTGTTAAGTATTTGTTGTTTTATTTGTTTAAATATTTTAATTGCCAGTGGAGTCAAACCCTCGTTAATTGCCGCCAATTGCGCTTGATGAGTCGCCTGTTGCGCAGGAGTCAGGGCAGCAAAAGAAGCAGCTTGGGCTGCGGCAGCATTGGGATTACCATATCCCGGAACAAGTGTAGAAATCCCAGTGGTATCCGTTGTAGGCGTAGTAGGCGTAGTAGTTGAAATAACAGGTTTCATCGCTGTAGTCATGTCCATACGCGCTGGCACAAACCGGCTTGTGCCTGTTGCCGCATCATATTCGTAGTGACCTTCGTACGTGGGCGCTTGGGTAACGGTGTTAACCAGTGGGGCAGAGCCTGTATCACTTTTCTTACCCATTAAAAAATCATAGGCACCTTGGGAGGTCATACCGCCACCGGCAAGGGCAACAATACCGCCGTTCGCTGCTTTATAGGGCTCGCCTCTCTCCCATGTTGTGTCAAACCAGTTTTGCTGCCGCGAACCAATATCCGGCTCTGGTTGGCGGACTTTACGGGTCATAGCATATGGACGGATGTAGCTTGGGCCTGAGAGCGAACCGGCGGTTGGCAATGGTGTTTTTGTCGCCACCATCTGATCGGCAAGTATGGGGCCTGCGGCCATGAGAGCTTTGCCGTAATTATCCTTAACAAACTGCAATGCCGCATCTGGAGAACTTGTAACTGCGCCAAAACCGGCACTGAGTTTGTCTAACGCAGATGCTTCTGCTGCGGGGGTTGCAGCAGATGCTGCCGTCCTTCCGGCGTTAGCAAAAGGATTAACCTCTCCAGATCCAACACCGGGTAGCGCCGCTTCACCAGCTTTCATCAACGAACCAGACAATCCCGCGCCACCGTAGGCGCTCAGACCTGTCATAAAACCTTTTTGTAAACTACCAGTAGCCAAAGCAGAGATACCGCCAGCCATCAGCGCAGCTGTGCCAGCCGAAAACCCACCAAACGCAGGCATACCCAACATAGCGCCAGCCACCAGACCAAAACCGGGGTCGGACACGACATTCTTGATCGCGCTGCCGGGGTCTGCTAGTGCATTTGTGTAGGTTTCGGGGGTTAGCGCCCGTTTAAATACATTCATATTTACCTCTGAAATATGGGTTGTTGGATCGTATCATGTTGAGAGCGCAGACACAAATGAAAGTGTGGCAATTGCTGATGGGACTGCTGGTCGTGTAGGGCTTACACTAACAGCATATTGCTCAATAGAAACACCCGTGTCAGTTGTTCTCCACACTATCTCAACATAGTCGGTTGCATTTAAGCTTACAAAATAGTTGAGTGCTGCAATAATGTGAAACGGATCGCCGGGAGATTTTCTTGGGGCTAAACCAAAACGGCTGTTTGAGTTGGCTACGTTTGTGCCGTTAACTCGAAACCAGATATCTACATCTTGAGAAGCGTTTGTCGTATTTGTCAATTGAATAGAAAACTGCAAGTTGTAGATGCCCGCATTGGTTACAGTAATTCTGCTATTGCTAACTACAGTCACACCATTTGAAAAGTCTGTGGTGTTAAATGTGACTGGATAGGCAACAGTTGTGCTGACAGCCGTTTGGTCTGTGGAATCTTGAAACGCGCCATATGGGAATGCAACGTATTTACCGCCAGCGTCACCAAATAGTTCAGCTAAAGAGTTTTGTAATTGGTTAAAGTACAAACGCAGAATATTGGTAAATTGGTCTTGATACCGGCGTTCGTACTGATCCGTAGCCAATGGTAAGCTGGGTGGGGCTGGGATAAAGACGCGGTTCTTAGAAGTCATTTATAATACTTTAGTTCAGCGTCTGCCGTCAAGACGGATGTCAATTCTAGGTGCGCCCAGTTGCCATGTTGTATTAATTTGGTTGGAGCCAATCTTAAAGATCATCTGGCGACCGCGCATACGAGTATAAATTTGCCCCGTAAACTCTTCGGTAATAACATACGTACTACCCTTAACGACTGTGCCGTTAGCACTGCTTGTAGTTCCAGAGCCTGAGTTAGTCAGACCGTACAGCGTCATGGTTACCTGTGGGGCGACGGCGGCGGGGCTGTTAGTAGCATTCTCAAAACTTAAATCAGGTAAGACGCGCCACACAAAACCAAAGTTATGCCCGTCACCAATATCAAACTCAGACGAGCCAATGTAAGCATCAATTGCAACAGCAGTGCCGGTTGTGTTGTCATTTAAACCTGTCTCATGGTTAATCAAGTTACCCGTGAGCGTAGCCGTGGTGTAATTTGCCGCAATAGGAACATCTTGTAACCCAGAGTCAAGCCAAGCTGTACGTGACATAGTGCCGTAGTACCAGATTTTTTCTTCATAGTTAAAGATAACGTATTTGTCCACCGCAGTACTACCAGCCGAGCAGTAGAACCACCAGACCTCATTGAAACCTTCGCTTGTTCCCGCAAACACTTGTAGTGCTTGCTCTTGGTTAAGGTCACCAAACACATGACGGCGTAGATCGCAAGATAAAGTATTTACCCGACCATCGTATTGGTAAAACTTATCT